AAATGCCTGACGGCACTCCCGTCACATATCAGCAGGGCGGCGTGCTCTTCCTCAAGCGCTATGTGTACAAGGTCTATGGTTTGGCCTTCGCACTGACCAAAGTGCTCGTGGAAGACGGCGACCATATTCGGATTGGTCAGGTCTATGCTAAGCACCTCGCACAGTCTCTCGTCGAGACCAAGGAGACCTTGGCAGCCAACGTGCTCAACCGTGCCTTTACCGCAGGCTATAACGGTGGCGACGGCGTTCCCTTGAATGCCAACAACCACCCAATCGTCTCGGGCACCTTCAGCAACCTGCTTACGACCGCTGCGAACCTTTCGCAAACGTCCCTCGAGCAGATGCTCATCCAGATCCGTCAGGCTGTTGACAACAACGGCAAGAAGATCCGTTTGAACCCGCTGAAGTTGGTTGTTGCTCCTGGCAACACCTTCCAGGCTGAAGTTCTGCTTAAGAGCGTTCTGCGTGCTGGTACCGCGAACAACGACATCAACCCGATCAAATCGATTGGCTTGCTGTCCGAGGGCGCATCGGTTATCAGCCGTTTGACCTCGCCTACCGCATGGTGGGTGCAGACCGATGCACCGGAAGGCATGAAGCTGATGATGCGCCGTGCCCTTGAGAAGACCATGGAAGGTGACTTCGAAACCGACTCCATGCGCTACAAGGCCACCGAGCGTTATGACATCGGCTGGACCGACCCGCGTGCCATGTACGGTACTCCTGGCGTCTAAACCGGCGAGGGGCTTCGGCCCCTCTCCTCATAGGAGAGAAAAATGGCGTACAACAACAATGTGACTAATGCAGCAGGCGTACTGTCGGCGATCACCGCAACGATCGCTTATACGGACACCGCCGCGGTCACCATTGGCACGCTCCCCGCAGGCGCTCAGATCGTTGATGTCAACATCGACGTGACGACTGCTTTCAATGCCGGTACGACCAACACGGTCACGGTAGGCAAGACGGGTTCGGCTGCGGCGTTTGTTGCTGCTACTTCGGTTGGCTCTGCTGGACGCGCTTCGGTCGCCACGACCGGCGTATACAGCGCCTGGGCTAACGTGGGTACCAGCGATATTGACTATGCAACCGTGACCTTTAGCCAGACCGGCACAGCAGCAAGTGCAGGCGCTGCCCGTGTGACGATCGTCTACAAGTCGTTCGCATAAGGAGCGGATCATGGGTCAGTTCAAGCCGATGGTGAAAATGATGACCACCGAGCCTTCAGTGGAGTTAAAGCTGAAGAAGGGTGGCCATGTGCAACGTAAAGCGATGGGCGGGATGCCCGACGCTATGGGTATGCCTGCGGCTGCAAAGCCTTCAGAGCGTGGTATCCCCATGGCAGCACGTCGTGGTATCGCTCCCAAGATGACCGTGCCTAAAGGCGGTATGCGCGGTCCAATGATGCGCAAGAAGGGCGGCGAAGTTGAGTCCAAGTCGATGCACAAGGCCGAAATGGCCGAGATGAAAGGCATCAAGAAGGAACTCAAGTCCCACGAGGACAAGCCTGCTTCCAAGGCGCATAAAGGCCTTAAATCGGGTGGTGTTGCAGCCTATGCAACCGGCGGCGTTATTCAGGCGTACGCGACCGGTGGCGTTATCCAAAAGTTCAAGAAGGGCGGACTTCAGGACGACGGCAAGGCAGTGAAGTACCCGAAGGTGCCTGCTACCAAACCTCCGTACATTACGAAGCTTGCCGACACCCACAAAAAGGGCGGTCGGATTGCTAAGAAGGCCTACGGCGGCGCGTGCTGAAACGGTGGGGGCTAAGGCCCCCGCTTACTTTAAGGACTTGCAATGAAAGTTCAATCCGTTTCAAAGACAGGAGTAGGCTCAAGCAGCGCTCTGGTCATGAATACTAACGTCAGCCCGTTTAATGTTGGGTTTGGCGTCGTTGTAACTGGGACGGTCAACTATACCGTCCAGCACACTTTTGATGATCCGGCAATTGGCTTTACGACTTGGTTCTCGCATCCTACGGTAGCCTCGCTGGCAGCCAATGCCGATGGCAACTATGCTTTCCCGGTAACCGGCGTTAAGGTCCTGGTGAACTCGGGATCGGGTACCGCAACGCTTAATCTCATCCAAGCAGGTATCTGATGGGCATCGTCGGCTACACCGGCGTTGCTGATCAAGCCAATACGTCCGATGGGTTTGCTCGTGGCGTAGGGGCTCAAAACGTCATTGGCGGCACGGATTGGGGCCTGGACGTTGGCGATAACGGCGTGGTCGATATGTATGGTGCGGCACCAACAACCACCTTCTACATTCTTGATGAGGCAACCCCAGGGTACGTCCTTCAAGAAGACAACAGCAAGATCGTATTGGAGGCCTCGTAATGGCTGATCAAAAGATTTCCGCGATGCCTACCGCCGCTACCCTGACGGGTGCGGAGCTTATCCCCATGGTCCAGAGCGGTGCGAACGTCAAGGCAACGCTATCAACCCTTCGTGCTTTTGACGCAGCTTATGGTGCCTTTAGCAGCAACGTCGACCAAACTGGAAGTATTAGCGCAGGTACGGCCATGACGTTCAATTCCGTGGATGTTGCAGACGGCGTTACGGTCGCAAGCAGCAGCAGGATTACTGTTCCCAACACCGGGATTTATAACCTGCAATTCAGTGCGCAGTTTAAGAACGTCGAAAATACGCAAGAGGACGTCACGATCTGGTTTCGGGTTGATGGCGTTGATCTCGCCAACTCGGCAACCCAGATGACGATACCCGCACGCAAGTCTGCAAGCATATTTGGTTATGGGGTCGCGGCCTGGAATATTTTCCTGTCGCTTACCGCGGCCCAGTACGTTCAAATTGTATGGCTTCCAACCGTCGCAACCTTGACGATGGAAAACCTTCCCGCAAGCGTATCGCCTGCTTATCCGGCGATCCCCTCCGTTATCGCTACTATGGGGCAGGTGGCCTAAATGCCTGCTAAATCGAAAGAGCAGTTCCGTCTGATGCAGGCGGTGGCCCATAACCCCTCGTTCGCCAAGAAGGTCGGTATCAAGCCGAGCGTAGGGTCTGAGTACACCAAATCCAACGTCGGGGGAAAGTCCTATGCAAAACTTCCTGAGCGCCTTAAAGAGGGCGGTCCGAGCCTTGCGGTCGGCCGTGGCGAAAAGCTTCCAGTCTCTCAAGGAGCGGGTCTTACCGCCAAGGGTAGAGCGAAATACAACCGAGAAACAGGATCAAACCTGAAGGCTCCACAGCCCGAAGGAGGCGCTAGAAAGCGCTCCTTTTGCGCCAGGATGCAAGGGGTAGTGGATAATGCCAAGGGACCTGCTGAACGCGCCAAAGCGTCCCTACGGCGCTGGAAATGCTAAGGGGTAGCGATGACAACATCGGGCACGGTAGGCCAAACAGTCATCACGACGCAAAGCCTCATCGATCATGGGGCTCGTCGCAGCGGTAAGTTTGCCGAATCGCTGACGGTCGAGCAGGTCAACGCCTCCAGGCAAAACCTTTACTACCTGCTATCGAACCTCGCAAACCGCGGGATTCAGTTTTGGTGCGTCGAGCAGACCATCATCGGCATGAAGGCCTTGCAGTACATCTACGACCTCCCTGTTGGGACCGTGGACGTGCGCAATGTGCTCTACCGCAAGACGATGAGACCCTCGGGCTCTTACACGTCCTCGGCTGGTGGCACGGTTGCTAATGCCTTTGATGAGAATACCGACACCATTTGCACACAAACCTCGGCTGGCGGCAATATCGCAATCCAGTACACCGAGGACACCTACGTCACGATGGTCGGTCTCCTTCCGGGTACTTCCTCGACGGTCAACTTGATCATCGAGTATTCCTCCGACGGATCGACTTGGAGCACGCTCAAGAACCCCGGATCGACGGTTTTAGTGGATAACGAGTGGACATGGTTCACGATCGAGCCTGGGGTATCGGTGCCCTATTACCGCGTGAGGGCCGTATCAGGCACCCTGGTTATGCGCGAGGTCTACTTTGGGACCACGGTAACCGATATACCGATGGCTAGGCTTAATCAGGACGACTACACGAACCTGCCAAACCGCAACTTCCCAAGCAATCAGCCCCTGCAATTCTGGTTCGATCGCAAGTTGGACCCCCAGGTTTACTTGTGGCCGGTCCCGAATAATAGCTTCGTGCAAATGGTCTGCTGGCGGCAGCGTCAGATCGAGGATGTCGGAGCCTTAAAGGACTCCATCGAGGTCCCCCAGCGTTGGTTCCCGGCCATTCAGGCCATGCTTGCCCATGCGATGAGCCTCGAGCTTCCTGACGTGCAGGAAAACCGCATCCTTTTGCTTGAAAAGTACGCCGAGAAGGCCTTGTACGACGTCGAGCAGGAAGAGCGCGACAAGAGCCCGATCTACTTCGCTCCGAACATTTCGATGTACACACGATAATGCCAAGATTCCTGGACACTCATGGTAATACGGTGCTGTCGATCGCAATATGCGGTCGGTGCAGCATGAAGAGGGCTTATGTGCAGCTTTCTTCGGACCCAAATTACCCTGGGCTGATGGTTTGCGATGAGGGGTGCAAGGATCAGTTCGATCCCTATCGACTTCCCGCCCGACAAACTGAGAGAATTACACTTCGGTGGCCGCGTCCTGATACGCCACTAACCGTAGTTGATGATGCGCTGATCACCAATCCGTATAACACCTCGATCATTTCGCCCGAGCAGGCGAATGTCCCGGTAAACGGTAACATCGACGGCCTGGAAGACTGATATGCCCAATTTGCGAATCTCTGAACTGCCAACGGGTAGTGCCATAACGGGCACGGAACTGGTTCCTGTCAGCCAAAACGGCACGACCATACAGACGACGACCGCGGCGATTGCAGGTTCTATTAGCCTTAATTACCCGTTCCTGACGGTTGGCAACCAACCTTTGCTTACCTTAAGTCGTCAGATCGGCGTGGGTTCCGGTTTAAGCATTACTGACGGTGGCGCTCAAGGGACGTTACAGATCAGCCCTTCGGGCGCTCTAGCCTCTTTGGTAAGTGCTAGTAATGGAGTCCTTACTAAGTCGGGCACGACGATTACAGCGAGGTCAATTGCGACCTCTGGAAGTGGTTTGAGTATTGCCGATGGCGATGGTGTTGCGGCAAACCCAACCCTTTCATTGGCGGGTTATGTTGCCCAGGTTGCCGGGCTGTCTTCTGGGACCGGTCTTGTAAGCAGGTCTTCTGGTGGCGGCGCTACGCTGCTAACGATTACGGGAACCGCAAGCGAGATTGATGTAGCAAGCGGCGATGGAAGCTCAGGCAATCCTATTGTCAGCATTGCTGATAATCCAGCCCTTCCAGGTGTTCAGGGTGTCATATTGCCGTCCGGCGCAACAGGCGATCGTTCTGTCTCTCCGACCAATGGAACGATGCGCTATAACACCACCACTCAAAACTTTGAAGGCTATGCCAATGGAGCTTGGGGCGCGATCGCTGCCGGTTCCGGCGTTACCTCAATTACTTCGGGTCTTGGCATCTCGCTATCGCCATCAACGATTACATCAACTGGATCGGTGGGTATCGACACTTCGGTGGTCGCAACCCTAACAGGCACCCAAACGCTGACCAACAAAACCATCAGCGGTTCGAGCAATACGCTTAGCAATATCGGTAACGCTAGTCTCACCAATAGCTCGTTGACTTACAACGGCGTTACAGTTTCGCTAGGTGGCGCTGGC